GCGCTTCCTGGCCTCCTGGCGCGGTATGCATCGCACGCCGACGCCCACAACCTCCTGCGGTCCCTACTCGGAGACGAGCGATGATCATCAACAGCCGCGACGACCTCGACGCCCTGAAGGGCACCCCTGCATACCTCGATGCGCTAAGGGCGCTGGCCGGATCCATGGTCACGAGCATGGACATGGCGGTGTACCCTGAGGGGCACGGCCAGCCCGACTACACCGGGCCGACGGTCGAGCCCGACTGGCATGAAGTCGAGACGCTCGACGTGATCGAGCGCATGGGCTTCACCCGAGCGACCTTCGAGGCCGAGTACGCGGCGGCGACGGCCGAAGGTGGTAAGTAGCCCCACGCCCCGACCATCTCTCGGCCGTTCCTGCTGTCGCAAACTTAACCCCAACACCCCAGCCAAGGGCGTGGGCCTCCCGCACCCCGATGGAACAAACGAACCATATGAGAGACATGGGCGCCCACGGGTGCCCTTCTCGTTTCCTCCGAGGGAACCCCAATGGCCTCCGAGAACTTCGACAAGAGCCTCACTCGCATCCTCGTCTACGAGGGCGGCAACGACGATGATCCGCAAGATCCGGGCGGCCGGACCTCGCGCGGCATCATCCAGAGCGAGTACAACGTCTGGCGCCGAAAGCACGGCCAGCCGCCTCGCGACGTGTGGTCCGCCTCGGATCAGGAGATCCACGACATCTACCGCGCCTCCTATTGGGACGCGATGCGGTGCGACGATCTCCCCTCGGGGCTCGATCTCGTCGCCTTCGACAGTGGCGTGAACTCCGGCGTAGGACAGGCGGCCAAGTGGTTTCAGCGGGCGCTCGGGTGCCCCGTCACCGGACGGTGGGACGCCGCGACCTTCTCCGCGATCGCCGCCGATGCTGACAACGATCGGCTGATCGGGGCGATCCTCGAGAAGCGCCTCGACATGCTCCGTGGGCTCCGCACGTTCGGGCGGTTCGGACGGGGGTGGACCGACCGCGTCAATTCGGTGAAGAAGATCGCCCAGTCGTGGGCGTCCGGGTCTGTCGGCCCAGATGCAGCCACGGTCACACAGGACGGCGGCCACAAGAAGACCGGCAAGATCGTCCGCCCGTCGGACGAACTCACCGACTACGAGGTGAGGGCGATACAGCAGGCGCTCACCGATCTCGGATATCCGCTCGGCAAGATCGACGGCGATTGGGGCGGTCTCACCAAGGGGGCGACAGCGCGGTTCCAGAAGGATCACGATCTCGACCCGTCGGACGGCGAGTACTCGCAGGACTTCCGTGCGGCGCTCGATCTCGCCTCACGCAATGGCGATCGGGCCGTCGTTTCCGATGCACGAGCCAATGCGACTGCCGACGATCTCCGCGCGGCCAAATCGACCACCGTCGCGGCTGGCGACGGGATATCGACCGTCGGCAAGATCCTGGCCTTCTTCGGCATCTCCGGCCTCGGAGCCGATGGCGTCACCGCCTCCGGCCTCGTCGATATGGCGGGGTCCGTCAAGGAGAAGTCCGGTGCCATCAAGGAGGCGATCGAGACCGCCACCGACCTCGGCGGCTTCGTCGCCGGCCATTGGTGGGTGCTCGCCCTCGCCGGGGGCGTCGCCGCGATCTGGTACGGCCGGCAGGTGATCGAGGCGCGTCTCGCCGATCATCGGTCGGGTGCGAACACAAACCGGTAGGTGGGCCATGCCTCTCATGTTCCTCTGGCCGTTCATCAAGGGCTTCGGCGGCATCGTCTCGTCGATCCTCTCCACCCCGCTCGGTCGGGCTCTGGCGCTCGCCGCCGGGGCCTTCCTGGTGGGGGACTGGTACGGCACCCACTCCACCCGTCTCGCCGTCGAGCTCGCCGCCTACGAGGCGCGGATCGCCGCACAGGCCCGGGACATCCGCTCGGCGAAGAACGTCGCCGATCTCGCCAAGACCCAGGCCGACGCCGCCGCCAAGGCGCAGGCCGACACCCTCGCCACCCTCGAGGAGATCCGCTCCCATGCGAAGAATCGCAACTGTCTGCTGTCTCCTGCCGATGCTGAGCGGCTGCGGCGAATCCACTGACGTGCGCCACGTCAGCTTGCCGAGCCGGCCGCTGGTGGTCGCCGACCCGCTGGCGCTCCCCGAGCCGCAGGCCGGCCAGGATGCCGTGGTGGTCGCTGCTGAGGCCCGTCGCGTCGCCGCCGAGAACGCCCGCCGGCTGAGGGACGCCCAGACGCGCTACGACCAGATCGTCACCGACTACCGGTGACGCCCGGCGCCGATGGCGAGCGGCCCGCCCCGGCGCGACCCATGGGCCGCCTGATCACCGATCGACTGATGGAAGGGCTAGGCATGCCGCCTCGGGAAGACAAGGAACCGTGGCACCTCGACCGCAAAGTCCCGATCGCTCTCATTCTCACCATCATCGTCCAGACGTCCGCCATCGTCTGGTGGGCGGCGACGACGGACAGCCGGCTCGGCGAGGTCGAGCGCAAGACCCTCGCCGTCGAGCGCAAGATCGATGCGCAGGTCGACGACCCGGTACGCCTCGCCCGCCTCGAGGGGGCCCGCGACGAGGGGGCGCGGCGACTCGAGAAGATCGAGATCAAGCTCGATCGGCTGTTGGAACTGTGGGGGAGTCATCCGCGATGACCGAGGCGACCAGTGACCGGACCAGCTCGAGCGACCCGCGGGTCACGGCCAAGATCCGAGAACTCCATGCCGATGCGATCTCGGCCACATTCGAAAACCCGATCTGGGGCGGCCTCGTGATTGCGGCCCTCGCCCTCGTCGGCCTCGAAAACGAATTGCGCGATGCGCGCCACCCGAAGGGGCGGGGATCGCTGGGCAGTGTGTGACCGAAGCGGGAACAGAGTGTGCCGACTCGCGAGCCGACACAGACCGTTGACGCTTTCGCCTTCTGCACATCTTTCCGATGGTCGAAGTGGCGGATGGGGTGGGATTCGAACCCACGGAAGTCCTTGAACTTCGCCGGTTTTCAAGACCGGAGCCTTAAGCCGCTCGGCCACCCATCCATGCATTTCTTCCACTTGCCGCCTCGGTTGGTGGCAAACCCACGCTTGAGGCCGGATGCCCCGGTGTGCTTCTTGCGGACCCGCGCCGTCTTGGCCTTCTCGGCGACGTCAGCGGCCGATTTCGCCGGGTGGCACCACGAACAAGCGATCTGCATGTTTGCCTCTGCGTGAGCCCCACCGTTGATCAGCGCCACGACGTGGTCGACTTCCCACCTATCGGACGGCCCGAGCTTTCGGTCGCAGATCTGACAGCGGCCACGAGCGCGATCCCACACGCGAAGGCGCACCCTCGGCGGGATTGCTGCGTCGTCGGAGGAGCCGACCCACTCGGGTAGTTCTCGCGCCATACCGGCCTCGCTTAATTGCGGGGGAGAGGCTTGTTCCTTCGGCACCATGCCGACCTCTCCCCCTACCGCCGCCTCCGTCGTACCCAGTGCGGCGGGTTCGAATTCAGTTGGTCGTATCGTGGAACACCACGCCGTTGGCGGCGCCCCACGCCGAAATGATCTCGATCAGGTCTGAGAATTCAGCCTTCGAAAGGTCCGAGGACGATCGACCGAGGTTGACGAAGCCGTTCCCGTCGAGGTTGGGCACGAGACGTGCCTCTCGATCGAGCGCATCCATGAATAACGTCTTCCAGTCCTCAGCCGACAACCTGAGGCCATGCCATGCCTTCTGCGAGGCAATGTCGGTCAGCATGGCCCACATCTTCGCATTGGCTTCCACAGACCGTTTCGGCTCCGCGAATGAAACACGGGTGTCCTTCGCAGCAGATCTTATCAGCTGTATAGCCTTGTTGCGGATTTGATCATTACAAAGGACGAAGACAGCCCTACTCATGATAACCTCACATATTCTCCAAACAGTTCTTTCGCAGCTTTTGCGTATGCATAGTGAGCGTCTATAGCGCTATCAAATAAACCGATATAGTGCCCTTTTATCTCCGCCCGCCACCTTCTTTCTCTTTTCGCCCAAGAGACACCTTTATACCCACTTTTATTGTCTGACCTAATAGGTGAGTTTGCGTTATTCTGAGCTTGTGTGCAGATCCGAAGATTGGATCTTCGGTTGTTTAGTCCGTCTCCGTCTATATGATCTACAAATTCTCAAGGCTTCGCTCCTATTATCATTCTATGCATAAGCGCCATAACCTGCTTACCTTGAAATGACGTCACGGAACATGCGTACACCGCCTTTCGGCGCGCACTTGTGAGGGCACTCCATTTTTTGTGAGATAGGTATTTTACATCGCTTAAATCAACGATGGCTTCATACCCCTTGCTCAAGGATATTCGCGCGATGTCTCCATCTAAGCGGATCGCGTCGGAGACGAGGACGAGGGCGGCGCGGGTCATCTTACTCCCCCGCCATCATCGGGTTGCGATCCGCCATGGCAGCCGCCTCGTAGAGGCCGCCCTCATGAGGGAAGACCTCGGTGCGCTCCTCCGTCGTCAGGTCGGACAGGAAGTCGTCGAGCGCGAGCGTTCCGCCCATCGCGGCCATGCGCGCCCGCGTCAGGGCGTCAGCGCCTCCATCCCCGTCGGTCTCGGGGTCGGCAGATCCGGGGGGCTCATCGGCCTTCGTCGGAGGGGTCGGGGCGGCGGGCTTCGACGAAACCGGCGCAGTGGGGCGCGGCGCATGGTTCGGGGGGGCAGAGGGCCGCGCGGGCGGGGGCGGCGGGGTGGGCGGTGTCGACGTGGCCTTGAACGCCTCCTCCGGCGTCGTGTCGCCCTCCTTGATCCCCGTCACGATCCCACGAAGCGTCACGAGATGGTCCAGGGTGATGTCCTCGACGCCGCGCACCTCGAGGAGGCTGAACACCTGCTCCGGCCGCACCCCGTAACCCTCGAGCATCTTCAGCGCTTCGGCGCGGCGGTTGGCTAGGGTGCGGACATCGCCGCGCGCGACCCGGCGGGCCTCATCCCACACGTCCGACCAGAACGCTTTCGGGATCACCTTCAGGATCGCGTTGCGCAGTGCGATCGAGGAGGCGGCGTTTCCGGTCACGACGATCATGTCGTCTCCGAATCGTTTCCCGTTCCTCCCGGTGATCCGCCGCTGGACCTCGAACGTGATCGCGACGTTGCGCTGGAGGTCGTGACAGACGCCCTGAGCGGTGATGAAGTTCGGCCCGATGTCGACGATGCGGGCGCCGGAGCGGCAATTCCCCCAGGCCGACAGTACGATCTCGGCGAAGCGCGCCGACGGTCCCTCGATCACCTTGCCATCCCTGGGGACCGCATAGGTGCACTCGAACGCGATGTTCTCGTTGAGCGTCGCCAGCTCACGCGCCTCGTTGAGGAAGCTCTTGATCGACCTCGGGAAGCGGTGAGCGGTGGCGATCTGCGCATCGACCTCGGAGCGGTTGAGGAGGGCGACCGTCCCGGTCTCGACGGTCATCGTGTCGTTTTCGATGATGGCGTTCATGGCGTCCTCACGAGGCGGTTTCTTGGATTTCGAGGGTTATGCCGGGGACATCGCCCCCGTTCATCGCGATCTTCCGACCGATCTTCTCGGCGGCGTCGATCAGGTCCGGAGGGACATGAGGCATGGCGACGAGGTAGGTGATCAGCGCCTTCGCATCGGTGAGGCGGTAGACCTTGCGCGCCTTCAGGCCGGACCTTCGCCCGTTCGTGCCGGCGAGCACTTTCGGCGGTTCAGCCTGCGCAACCGCAGTCGCCTGCTCCCAAGCCGCGCCGCCCTCTGCCCGGCGGCCCTCCTCGGCGATCCGGGCGGCCTCCACAGCAGCAGCTGCCTGCCTGCTCCGTTCGGCCTTCAGTGCGTCGCCGAGCCGGTCGCGGAGGTGGTCGGCTGCATCCTTCGCCTTGGTGACGAGCGGGTTCCACGCGCCGTCGATCTCGCGACCAGCGATGATGTGGGGTTCTTTCAGCGACTTCCGTTTTGCCTCGGCGGCCGCCGACAATTTCGCGATCCGGTCCCTGAAGTTTTGGCACTTGTCGCGGGCCGGCTGGCCCCACGTCTTCGGGTCGCCGGCCGCATTCAGCCACTCTCGCGCGGCGGCGAGGGCGCTCTCGATCTCGTCCGACATCGCCTCGCGCTCATCGACCGGCGCATTGACCCCGGTGAAGGCGGCGTGATCGGCGCGAGCCGCCGCGATGTCGTCCTCGACGTCCTCGGGCCACGAGCCGGCCTCGTAGGCGGCGAGCCATGCCTCGTAGGCGACGGGGTGGGCACAGAGATGAACCCACTGCTCCACTGCATCGATGGACCCGACGTCGGTGGCGAACCCGCGAAACCCGTCGAGGTTCTCGTCGATCCAGGCAGGAATCCACGCTTTGGTGCGGCTATCTCGGGTCTTGAAATATCCGGGGTGTGGATCCCCTTCGTGAACCGGCGGGCTCCTGCCCTCAAGGGCGGCGAAGTACCATTCGAACGACATGGTCACCTCCAGACGCGGCCATTGCGATAGAGCGAGCCGCGCGGAGCGACCTTCGGCTTCTTCGTGACGCCCGGGAGGTTGTAGAGCCAGACATCGGTGGCCGACGGCAGGTCCGGCACCGCCGTGACGCCCGGGAGGTTGTAGAGCCTGACGACGGTGGCCGACGGCAGGTCCGGCACCGCCGTGACGCCCGGGAGGTTGTCGAGCCAGACGACGGTGGCCGACGGCAGGTCCG